TTACTTAATCCTACTAGAGATGAGGATATGGGTAATGATTTATGGTCAGTATTTAACGTAGTACAGGAAAAAATCATTGATGGTGATTTTGAATATATTGCTGGTACTAAAGTTAGAAAAGCTAGACAAATCAAAAACTTCAAACAAGATCAAAAGATCAATAAAGAGTTATTTGATGTTGCATTAGAATTTGCAAAATAATTTAAAGACGTATGCGAAGAGGCTTGGATACCTGAGCCTCTATTCGTATATTCATGGGGAAGTTAAGAAAAAAATAAAGGTTATGAAAAAAGTATTAAATTATATCAACAACAACTTAATAGAGCTTATTGCAGTTAGAGATACTATCTTATTAGCAGGAATGATTTATCTTGCAGCACAAGCTTGTAAATTTGTATTATTATATTTCGCATAATGTATAAGAACGAAGTTAAAAATATCGTAGAAGAGGTTTATCCATTTATACAAGCGTATTATGGTAAATCCAAGTTTAATGGTGAAGCACCCAAGGTAGATTACCATCATAGTATTTGGGCTCGTATTACAGGAATAGATAATGCTGAAGGTGATTTCATGCCTGCAGCTGATTTTGAGCGTGAAACAAATACCATTTGGATTTACTATCCAGAAGCAACAGATGAAAAATGGGTTATCCAAACACTAATACATGAATATATCCATTACCTTCAAGATGGAGATGAAATGAAGCGATTATATGATGAAGAAGGATATGAATATGATAACCATCCATTTGAACTAGAAGCAATAGAAGGTGAAAGTGATTGGCATCTCTTTGCGTAAATATTTGGTTACCTGAAATAGGGTTCGTATATTTACATCGTAAGTTAAAAAAATAAAGGTTATGAATAAAATAGAAAAAATACAAAATCAAGTTAATAAGAGTTGGAATAGTAAATCTCAATATGATTGGGAATTATGTTGTACTATAAATTCAGATAACCCAGTTATTACTTGGGATGAGTATTATGAAGCAAATAATATGCATGTTGAGTTTGAAGAAGGTTGTGAGAAATTAGGTTATAAATTACCTTATAATAAATAAAAGTAATTGCGCAAATGCTTGGAAAAGCAAAAAAGCGTTCGTATATTCACCACGTAGTTAAGGTTAATAATAAAAATAAAGGTTATGAAAAATTTAGAAAAAGCTCAAAATATATTTAATAGTTTTAAAAGTAAAAACTATACTAGTCAATTAAAAGCAGATACCGCTATTCAATTAGCTCAAAAGGAAGCTAATGAAGCAGGTGTTGGTGTAGAATTTAAAAAATTAGTTATTCAAGATATATTAAAATAAAGGTTATGAGATTAAAATTCGAAACATTATTAGAAGTCCAAGATTATTACGGATCATCTGATTTCCAAGTTGAAGCAAGATATGATAAATTTGATGGCGAAGAATACATTATGTTTAGATTCGGTTATTGGAATGAATTATATTATGAAGATAAATTTTATGCTATATTTGATAAATTAGGTTATAAAGTTGAGAAGCAAGAAATTGAAGATGAGGATACAGGTTGGAATTACAGTTACAATATAAAAAATAAATAAAGGTTATGACAGAATTAAACAGTTTTATTGAGCAAATGCGTAGCACAAGTAGTGCTAATGACAAAGTAGAAATTATAAAAAATAGTAGTGATTTCATCCATAAAATATTAGAATACACTTATAATCCATTTAAACAATACTATGTTACAAGTAAAACTTGTATTAAGAATAGTCATTTAAAAGCTGAAAACGTTAAAAATGTATTTGAAGTATTAGACAGATTAAATCAAAGAGTTGTAACAGGTCATGATGCCATAGCATTAGTAAATGGTTATGGTGATGAACTTATTTACAAGATTATTGATAAAGATTTAGGTATTAGAGCTGGAGCTAAAGTAATAAATAAAGCAATACCAGGATTAATACCTACATTTTCAGTAGCATTAGCTCAAGAATATAAAGAAGAATGTAATTGGGAAGATAATTGGTATGCTTCAAGAAAACTAGATGGTGTAAGATGTTTAGCTATTACAGATGAAAATGGTAAATGCACTTTATATTCTAGAATGGGTAAAGAATTTACTACATTAAATAAAGTTAAAGATGCTACTGAAAATGTAGGTATTAATCTTGGTATTGCTTTATTTATTACTTTAGCTCCAG